GAATATGCCCGTTGTTGCGGNGTNGTTGAAGGANTGGCCCTGGCGGAACGNGAATTGCTTGATTTGCAGGAGCGATTAGAGCAGGCATAAATTCTCCGCATAGGCGGTGCAGGCGNCTCTGGACGCCTTTTTCCAGTGCAAGGTCTTTTTTATGGCTAGTTCATTAGCGACAGTAAAAACCGAGCCGGTGGATATCGATGAAGCCAGTGCTCGTAAAGCCAGTCAGATGCCGAAGCCGAAAGGCTACAAGATACTGATTGCCTTACCCGAACCGGATGAGAAAACCGATGGCGGTATCATCAAAGCGAAGCAGACGATTCACATCGAAGAGGTGGGATCGATTGTTGGCTTTGTTATCGAGATGGGGCCGGATGCTTACAAAAATCCCGAGCGTTTTCCGTCAGGGCCGTTTTGTGAGAAGGGTGACTGGGTTGTGATGCGCGCTTATTCGGGCACACGGTTCATGGTTCATGGCAAGGAGTTTCGGCTGATCAATGATGACAGTGTGGAAGCTGTGGTTGAAGACCCGCGAGGTATCGTAAAGGTATGAGCGAAGCAGAAAAGGTCGTTGAGAGCGGCACATCAGGTGGGCAGTCCGCAGAAGAGAAATTCTTAGGAGTGCGTACCACGATAGGGCAGCAGGCTGAGAGCAAGGTTGCTGAGAAGCCCGAATTTGATATTGAAGTTGTGGATGATCGCCCTCCCGAGGATCGTCCTTTTCCTCGCGCTAAACAGTCATCTACCAACGATGTTGATATCGATGTCGATGACAAGGAGCTTGAGGGGTACAGCAAGAAGGTTCAGAAACGCATCGATAAACTGCGTTATGCCCAGCATGAGGAGCGCCGGAAGAAGGAAGAAGCGGAACGGATGCGCGAAGAGGCGGTTAAAGTCGCGCAACAACTCGCTGGCAAGAACCGCGAATACGAAGCACTGATCCAGCGCGGCGAGGGGGTGCTGGTCACGCAAGTCAAAGAACGCGCTCAACTTGCCTTGGATAAAGCCAAGTCAGGCTATCGTAAGGCGTATGAAGAAGGCGATACCGATAAGGTGGTTGACGCGCAGGGAGAAATGGTTCGGGCGCAGACTGAACTCACCGAAGCCGAGAAATACGCGAATAATTTTCCCGATGAGAACCAGGCTGCACAACAGCAGGCAGCGCATCAGCAAGCTGCTTATCAGCAGCAGCTTGCTCAGTGGGCTGCATACAATCAGGCTCGTCAGCCGCAACAAGGGCAACAGCCGCAGCAGCAGCAGCAACAACAGCAAATTCCGAAACCCGATCCTGAAGCGACGGATTGGGCTGGACGTAATCCGTGGTTTGGTGATCCGAAGCAAAAGGTGATGAGCGCCACCGCTTTCGCCTTGCATGAAGAGGCGTTACAGGATCATCATATGGATGCGAGTTCGGATGATTATTTTCAATATATCGATACGGGAATGCGTAAGCAGTTCCCCGATTATTCTTGGTCGGATGATAGCGGAGATGGACTCCCCGCGACCGCGACGACCAGGAGAGCTTCGGCAACGTCGGTTGTAGCACCGTCCGCAAGGAGTAACGGTTCAAGACCACGCAAAGTGCGGTTAACGTCCACCCAGGTTTCCCTCGCTAAGAGACTTGGGTTAACCAATGACCAGTACGCCAGACAACTTGCAAAGGAGATGGCTAATGGATGAGCGCACCGATAGGTCTCACGACACTCGTGAAGATTTTGTCCGAGAGGATGACTCTTGGGTTCCTTCTTCTGTGTTACCGACTCCCGACCCGCAGGACGGTTGGATTTTCAGATGGATCAGGACTAGCACTCTGGGTCAATCTGATAATACCAACGTATCCAAGAAATTCAGGGAAGGCTGGATAGCCGTGAAAGCGGAAGATCATCCTGAACTGAAAGTCATGCCTGACATCAACTCCCAGTTTAATGGGAACCTTGAAGTCGGCGGGTTACTTCTGTGTAAAGCGCCAGCAGAGAAAATGCGGGCGCGCACGAAGCACTATGAGAATGTAGCACGAAGACAGATGGAATCCGTGGACAGTAATTACATGCGAGAAAATGACCCGCGTATGCCATTGTTGAGACCAGAAAAGAATACGCGCACTACCTTTGGGAAAGGTTAACGCCTTTTAACATTAACAGTAGCAATTAGGAGAAATTCAAAATGGCTACAAGTGCAACTCCAAATGGTGCGGAACCTGTTGGTACTTGTTCGAGCAGCGGCTCCTTTACGGGAAAAGTTGTTCACATCAAGATAGCTTCGGCTTACGACACCGCTATTTTCTATGGAGATTTTGTGAAGCTGGTTACAGCCGGTACGATTGAGAAAGATACCGGGACGGCTGCGCTGACCTCTATAGGAATATTCTTAGGTTGTAAATACACCGATTCGAGCACATCTCAGATGACGTTCAATCAGACTTGGCCTGCCGATATGGCGGCTTCAGACGCAGCAGGTTATGTGCTGATTGATCCTGATGTCCTGTTCAAAATGCAGGGCGACGCCACTATTGCTCAGACTGGTTTGGGCGCTAATTTCTCTGTCATTCAGACAGCGGGATCAACGACCATTGGCAGGAGCAAGAACGCTTGTGATGCTTCGACGGTTGCAACCACCAACACCTTCCCGATTCGGCTCGTCGATTTTGTTGACGGCCCGAAAAGTTCGGTGGGTGACACCTACACTGATGGCATTTACCGCTTCAATGCGGGGCATCAGTTAACCAATACAACAGGCATATAAGGAGAATTTAGCATGGCTATTTCAAGAGCACAGATGCTTAAAGAACTCCTGCCGGGGCTTAACGCCCTGTTCGGTCTGGAGTATGAAAAGTACGCAGATGAATACTCTGTCATTTATGACACGGAGTCTTCTGAGCGTTCTTTCGAGGAAGAGGTGAAGTTGAGTGGGTTTGACGCTGCTCCGGTGAAGGACGAAGGTGCTGGGATCACTTACGATTCAGCGCAGGAAGCCTTCACGGCACGGTATAACCACGAAACGATTGCGATGGGATTTGCGATCACCGAGGAAGCTATGGAGGATAACCTCTATGACAGCCTCAGTGCCCGCTATACCAAGGCACTCGCTCGGGCTATGTCGTACACGAAGCAAGTCAAGGCTGTCAATCCGCTTAACAACGGTTTCACGAATAGTTATCAGACAGGTGACGGAGTTAACTTCTTCACCGCGTCAGGTGACGGTGTGACCGGTGGCGGCGGCCATCCTCTCGTTTCTGGCGGCACGAACGATAACCGTCCGGCAACGGCGGCTGATTTGAATGAAACCTCGTTGGAGGCGGCGATTATCACGATTGCTGCTGTCACCGACGAGCGTGGACTTCTTATTGCGGCCCGTCCGAAACGGTTGTTGGTTCCACCGGCCTTAGATTTTGCATCCAAGCGATTGCTGGATTCAGATTTAAGACCTGCGACCGCTGATAACGACATCAACGCTATACGCAGCATGGGAGCAGTACCTGAAGGGTATTCGGTCAATCATTTCCTGACTGACTCGGATGCCTGGTTCGTCGTTACCGACGTGCCGAATGGTATGCGCCACTTCGAGCGTACCGCGTTGGAGACCTCAATGGACGGCGACTTCGATACGGGTAACGTGCGCTACAAGGCGCGTGAGCGTTATTCGTTCGGTGTTTCCGATCCGCTGGGGATGTACGGATCACCGGGGGCATAACTGACTCGGTATATGGGAGAGCGATGCTTACTTGATGTGGTCGAGTCTTGGCATGGGGGTGCCTCCTCGGCATAACTTGTAAGTTATCGCTCTTTTTTTCCTGACAGACACATGGTGTGTCTGACACTAGCCACGACAGGAGAAAGACATGGCTAATACGACCTTTAACGGCCCGGTTCGTTCTGAAGGCGGTTTTGAGCAAATCAGCAAAACTGCCGGAACGGGTGCCATTACCACCAATCTGGATATCGATACCAGCGGTAATATCACCACGACTGGGTATCTTTCCGCTTATTCCAACGTCAGCAGCATCACGTCTGCGACCAAGAGCGTTGAATCGACGGACTCAGGAACGGTTTTCACCCTGAACAGGGCTGCTGGCATCGTGGTGACACTGCCTACAGCGGCTGCTGGGTATAACTACACCTTTATCGTCGGAACCACCTTCACGGGTGCAGGCCAAATCACTGCGGATAATGCCAGTGACTTGTTGTCTGGTTTTGCCTATATCTTTGATCCGGCAACGGCCACCGATAACAACACCTTCATTCCTGATGCCAGCGATGATGTCACCATTGATTTGGGAACGGCAGGACAAGGCTGGCTTGTAGGTGGAATTATTCGTTTGGTTGCCACCAGTGCGGCGGTATGGCATTGCGAAGCGTATCTTCATGGTGACGGTACGCTAGCAACACCGTTTGAGTAAGCGGTGATTGAATTAACCGGGTGGAGGGGGTTCCCTCCACTCTGTTATTTAAGACAGGAGAAACGAGATGGCTGATGCTGTAACAAGCCAAACCATTCAGGACGGTGGTCGCCATGCGGTGATGAGTTTCACCAACGTCAGCGACGGCACCGGGGAAGCCGCGGTCAAGAAAGTGGATGTCTCGGCGCTGGGTTCGGACCCTGTTTCGGGCAGCGCCTGTAGCACCGTGGCAATCGAATCGGTGTGGTTTTCAACTTTAGGCATGAGTGTCAAACTGCTTTGGGATGCTGACACGGATGTGCTTGCTATGCACTTACCGGCAGATTACGCGGACACGCTTGATATGAGCGAGTTCAGCGGGTTGAACAACAACGCTGGCACGGGCGTGACGGGCGATATCATGTTCACCACGGTCGGACACAGTTCCGGTGATGCGTATACCGTTGTTTTGAAGATGGTGAAGCATTATTCGTAGGAGATAACCATGAGTGGTCTTGAGATTTTTCAGAACGGGACTTCGCTGCATCCTGACACGATGGGAGAACCCATCTACCAGATCGGGACAAAGAACGCGGATGGCGGATACGATGCGGTTGTGTTCGATGCGATGACCAAGAAAGAGGCGCAGGCACGGCTGGCTGACATGCAGCCAAAAGCTCCGAAAGCCAAGCCCGTAGCGAAGAAAAAACCGGCTGTTAAAAAGGTAGCCAAAAAAGCTAAAGCCAAGAAGAAACCAACCAGGAAGCGTTAATGGCAACCAGCGGTACTTATGCCTTTACCCTTGATCTGGCGGACATGATCGAGGAGTCGTTTGAGCGCGCCGGTCTGGAACTGCGTAGCGGCTACGACTACCGGACGGCCCGTAGAAGCATTGATTTGTTGATGCTGGAATGGCAGAACCGGGGGTTGAACCTGTGGACGATACAGGAAGGCACCACGTCAATCACCGCAGGCACGGCCCGTTATGCGTTGTCGAGCGAGATTCTGGACATCATCGAAGCCTATATCCGTACCGATTCAGGCGATACCAGCAAGCAGTTCGATCAGGTGCTGACGCGGATTTCGATCAGCGCGCATGCGCATTTGTCCAATAAATTGAACCAAGCCAAACCTTTGCAGTATTGGCTGGAAAAAGACCCTGCCGCGATTGCGGTGAACCTGTGGCCGG